GAGCAGCCCCCATCTGACTTTCGACAATCTCTAGTGACCGCAATGCATCGACTGCTTTACCGGGGTTAGTTAAATATATGTTTGAAAGTGTTTTCCTAAGATCAGGGCTGAGACGGCTAGTCTCTAGACCACGTTTAAACTGAGTAAACGTACTAGCATTAGCAGCAGTTTTTAGAGCAGCCTCGGGCTGCCCAAACTTAAGCTGATTTTGGATAAGATCTTTTACGTCTGGGTCAGCTTGTTCTGCAAAGGTTTGAAGTTGGCCTAACAAATTTTGCTGCCGTTGCTGCTGCTCTTCTTGGGCTCTTTGAGCTAACACTAAACTGAGCAGCTGTGGATTGCCTTGCCCAGCTTGTAATCCGGCACTTGCATATAATGCCCCTTGCCCAATAGCACTACCAATTTTTCCAAGAACATCAAGTAATCCTGAGCCACCACCGCCTTGTGACTGTGGTTGAGGAGCCTGAAATCCCGGCATTTCACTTTCAAATTGAAATCCGTTAGCCATTGTTCCTCCTAAATACCGAATGCGTTACGTTGTCTGCCAGTTCCAGTCATTTCAACCGGGCTTGAAGCACGGATAAAATCGAGTAGTGGGCTGATACCAGCAAGTTGTGCCTGAGCTCCACTCAATCCTAAGTTTGTAGCAAGTTGTTCTCTTGCAAAAAGGTTTCGTATTTCGTTTTGCAGTTGCTGTTCTTGCAACTGTCCTTGTGATAATTGTCTAGCAAATTGCTGTTGCAATGCTTGCCCCATTAAAGGGTTTTGCTGTAAGCCAGATTGCATTCCTAACACCGAACCTAAAGCAGAAGCTACATCTGGTCTGCCTTGATATTGCCGTAACAAGTTACGCCGTTGTGCGGCTTCACTTGCCAATAAGTCTTGACGACCTTGCGATGCAATCGCTCGTGTTACAGGATCAGCGGCTCCAGTAAATTGAAACCTAGGGCCAGCTTGTGGCATTTGCCCTAATGCACCCTGGGATTGTTGAATCTGCTGTAAAAGATTTTGAACATTTCCTTGATAACCCCCTAAAGCCTCATTAAATCTACGTTTATCCTCTTCACTAATTTTCATTTGCTGAGTAGAAGTTTGTTGAGAACTTCCGCTACCGCCAAAAAGGGAACCTAATAAACTTGAGCCGCCCAGAATTGCGGCTGCCCCAAGTGAAAACGGTTCAGCTAAAATAGCATTTACATCTTGCCCTAACCAGTCATTAAGGGCAATAACAACCCCAAATCCTAATAATTGTAATAGGCGTTTCATTATCCCTGTCCTCCTAAAAGTCTAATATAATCTAATAATGTAGGTTGCTGTGCCATCATAGGCTGTTGCAACACTTGATTTAAAATTGACATATCTAATCCGCCTACAATGTTAGCCATCGGCGTCGTAGTATATTGTTGCATATTGGGTTGTAAAGGCTGCAGCTGTGGTTTCTTACCCTTTTGCATTCCTTGGCTTAGACCCATAAGTCCGTAAAGTAAATTAGAACTATCCATCGGTTGAGCAGCAGGTTGTAAAGCTAAAGCCTGTATCCCTTGCTCGTACGAAGGCATAGTACTTAAAATGCTTGCCGTCGTAGGCATACTCGTCATTGGAGTCGAGTAGCTTAGCGGGCTAGCATATGGTGATGATTGTCCGATTGCCATAGTTAATCCTAGTATTTAATGATATAGTTTAATCCAATGCTAAAGGGTCTAGTTTCGGAATCTGAACTTGTTATTGTGTGCCGGTGATTCAAATCTGTATTGGCAGACACCCAGGGCATATTATCGTTAGTGTCAGATGGATCAATTTGAACTTCAAAATCGCTCCCTTGATTTCCAAATACATCCCCCGCAACTGATTTAAACGTCCCCCCTTGACTTACGCCTATGGCGTGGTTATGATTTAAATCTTTTGAAGACGTATTTCCTACATTAATAGACCCACTAGTCTGAGCTGCAATACCATTGAGTGCAGTTGCATCATCTTGCCAATCGCCAAGTGCAGGCCCCGTTTGCGTAACTCCGGGACTGCCAGGACTAAACGAGTTGGTTCCGCTACCTCTAACAAATGCCCCCCTTAAATCTGGAAGATTTCCGTTCCAGTCAGCATTATTAAGAACAGCATACAAAGCGCTAAAATCAGCAGTCACACTTTGGATTGTGCCTGAACCATTTGTTACAGCATCCCCATTACATAACAACCACCCCTCTGGGGCAGTAGCAGTAGGCCACATTAGAATTGATCCTACGGGCGCACCGACAGGTGCCCACCCACCACTGGCAGCCTTCTTTTCATTTAACTGCTTAGTAGTCGAATTGTACAGCACTGAGCCTTCTTCGGCAGCTGCTGGGCGATTACCAGTAGTAACTCTAGGAATTAGCATCTGGGTTGCATTAACTTTAAAAGTACTATCAATTAATCGGAATTCACTCTTAGTTAAACTCAAAGTTTGAATTGCATCGTGATTAATCGAGATAGCTGGCATAGTAGCATTGTCGCTCAATGCTAGCTTAATAGCTGCGGAGTTTGCTTGGGTCTGTGCGATATCATCTATAATATGAATAATCCCAACGCCCGCATCAAGCTCTTCACTTTGAGTAATCTTAATAGATGCTTCACCTTCAGCATTCTGCAATTCCATGATCGGCTGGTCAATCGTTTGCACAAACCGTAGAATCGGCTGTGGTTGCCCTTGATTATCATTGCTTCTTGCAACTAAAGGAATCTTGATACTGTCGGTATCAATTTGACCGCTAGCAGACCAATTAGAAATCGCCTCAAAGTTCGCATTCATTTGCGAAGCTTGAGCTGGCGTGCCCGGCGTAAATATATTAGGTATAACTAGCTTTGCCATGATTAGCTCCTATTAAGGCTTTGGAAAAGTCTTATGCACATACCAAAATTGTGCCGCTGCATTTGCCCCAAGTGCTGCATCAGCACCTCGTTCTTTTGAGGCAACAACAACACACCCGTTAGTCAAAAACTTATACGGACTGTCGTTAACATCTTTACCAAAAGAGTTATCAGCTTTTACTCTAAAAGTAAAAACTGGGTCTTTTCCGGCAAGATTGGTGTTTGCGGAATCGTATACCTTTACAAAAATATCTTCCCCAGAATTGTCTTCCACAAAAAATCCGTAAAGATTTCCGCGACCGACAAACACTTGAACTGGGGTATTATTTAGGTTGTCAAGATACACATGATTAGTTGCGCTTGCTGCGCTGTAGGTTACTGAAGGTACTCCCATTTTAGTCTCCTAAATACCTGAAAAGATGCTCCCTGAGACACCCCAACCGAGGAGTGTTAGTGGAGCATTTTTCGAGTTTTGTGTAAAAACTAATTGCATTGTCTCGGCTTTACGATGAACCGAGTACTTATATTCATTTAAAAGGTTACCAGACCACGTTAAATCGACCGTATTGGCTCCCGGAGCTACAGGGGTAGTAAACCGTGTATCCGAAGGGTCTTCGGCCAGCTTAGCGGCTTTAAACGCATTATAGGCTGCTACCTCGCTAGCATTATATGGCCAGATTGTGGTTAAATCACCACTAAAGTCCCACTTAGTACCGCCTCCGGGGACGGTGAAGGGGGTCGAGATAACCTCGTTGTTATCCAAATTAAAGATAGCACCGAATTGAAACTGGTATGAAGTATCCTGCGCTTCTGCCCAAATCTTAGCTGTTTTGTACAGCTTTTTTAGCATAGGCTGACCAAACATATATGGTCTAGTCACTAGTTTAAGAGCGATATCTTTACCGTTATCGCTTTGGCCAGAGTTCATACGATAGTACTTACCGGCTTCGGCTGCATCTGCAAAATATACTTCAAGACCACCCCCTGCCCCAAGAGTGGCCTCGGTCTGAAAAAATGCTGAAGCGACAATACCGGGTGTAACTGCATCTCCCGGCTTACCTTCATAAGTAGTCCAACGGAAGTTCGGGTACTGTTGGTAGTCGCCTACTAAAGTTAGGTCTAAGTTCGTGGAACCTACCTGCTTATAGACCTGTATATAAATTCTACGATTCTTAGTATCATTGATAGCACTAAAGTTACTTGGTTTGCTACCAGAGAAGTCGATACGTTTAATAACATTTTGTAGCTGAGTTGCGATTGGTCTAACCTGCTCACCATTAGTAGCATAGATATTGTCACGACCTAAAAAGATCAACTCATCAAAAACTTGCGTTTGCGCAAAGTTTGATATACCGCCAGTGGTTTCAGAAATTTCGCGGTAGATAAAAACAACGTTATCCTCGTTGTTACCTAAATCCGGTAAACCCACTTCTTCAAGGCGACCAATTGATCGCTCTTTTAAAACAATAGGGATACCCCTAATTTGACCTGCCCCTACAACTGCATCTGAGGACCCATATCTCCCCTCCACAGAAAACTCGTTCTGAACAGGAAAGCTTTCAGGTAGCGGACCATTAGGTCCGATCTTAGAAAAGCGCCCTTTGTTTTGCCGAGGGTGAAATACTAAAAGTCTGTTACGAGCAACGACTGGGAATCTAGCTTCATCGTATTCTTGATAGGATGATAGCCGAGTATTATCAAAAGATATTTGCTCTGCTAGTAAACCTGCATCAGGAATGCTGTCAACATATACAACTTTACCTAACCCATCTGGCTGAGCGCTAATAGGTAAATCAACCAAAAATAAAATGCTACCGTTAACAACCGTACGATATAGTTTGATCTTTACGGTTAAATGCTGTAAATCGTTTTGTGTACGTAGGGTGTAATCCGGAAACGCATCCATGGAGACACTAACGCTTTTATTTGCGTTATCTGTTTCCACCGTAGCCGACAAACCTGCTGGGCTACTTTCTGCAATCTCAGAACCTTCGGCGTCAATAAACACATAAGTATACGAATATAAATATTGCCCCACTTCAAGGGTACCACCCGCTTGAGGGGTGCCTACCGGAATGGCTGTAGGTGCAGCGATTCCTAATGGTCTAATATATTGATCCGTATTAGCTTCATACACAAAAGGGGTTTCCGCTTCCCCAGAGCCGTCAAAGTAAAATAAGGCGTTACCAATTTGTGCAAAGGATGGTCTGTTTGTTTGGTTAAGGTCTAGCACCTCTGGTGTAAAGCTACCACCACCTAAGCTACGGTACCGTTTAAATGGTGAAAATTCAGGATCTTGGTCAGGATTATAACCGCTTACCGATGGGAATTCATCTATAAAACCAAATACCCCATTTTGATCATTTCGCCCAAATAATAAAATTTGTGTCGGTTGTAAAAGATTTGAGTTCGTGTTGCGGTATTGCAGCCCTGCTCGGATTACATATGTCGTATACCCTGTAGGCCATACAAGTGTTTGCTGCGTATAACCATCACGCTTAATGTATCCGCCGGTAGTACCGAGGTTTACATTAACTGCTTCACGTACGAATCCTTGTTGCATTAGGTTGATAGGCGCAGCCGTATCAAGCCCTTTTGCATCTAAGTATTCTAAATCTTCTACGTAGTTTCGTGTTGACATTAAATAATTGACCAGTTAGAACCGTCTGAAACAATCGAGACCGATTCATAGTTTATTGCAATAACATAGTTTGCCTGCCCGTCAATAAGAGACGGGCTGACAGGAACAATAGTAATATTATTAGTAGCTGCTTGCCCGGTTTCATCTTTGATAATAAAAGACTTACCCGAACCTGCAGCAGCAGCGGTTGGTAAATTTAATGTTACCGGGGCTGCGCTGTTAACACCTAAGTAATAATCAGTAGGTGTCACGGTTACTGTGCCACTCAGATTATGTCTGGCACTTAAAACTGCATCATTAGTACCCGCAATAACTGGGTGAACGCTTGAGGACATTTCATAAATCTCATTAAGGCTCTTAATACGTGGGTTCTCGGTATCGCCAAGATTTCTCATGTCATCTTGGATATCCTGCCGAATAAGAGCCAAGGCTTCTGCCTTTTTAACTGACGCTCGATCGTCATTCTCGCGATCCAGAGCAAGAGCTTTGACGTATTCGATAAAAGCTTCCTGATATCGCATTGGTATGATTGGTGAACCTGTAAGGTCTAGTGAGGGGGTTACTTTCCCGTCAATCTTTAGTACGCCAGTTTTTAACTTAGAAGGCCAAAAGTGAATCTTATTGTCACCAGCTACTGCCCAGTAAATAGGGGGCATGTCTGCAGAGCCATAGTTCATACCGGCATCTAGTTTTCGAAGCTGTGCCAAATCCAGTTTAATTAAGTACACATTGTCGTCTTGTGACCGAATAGTTTCAACGTCAGCTGCAGCCATAAAATAACCAATAGTTGCCGTGGTTAAATCGTATTCATTTTGAGAGCTGTTTACTGCTAAGCTTAGGCCGCTTTTGTATGTAAAGCTCCAGTCGTGCATTTTAAAGTACCGATGCTCAGCCATCAGAATTAAGTCATCTACATAGTCAGCAAATTCCGTGCTGTTATTTCCAACGTAGGTAATTACGTGGTTTTTAATATCGGCATAAGAAAATCCATTAAATATTGCCATCTTCTAGCCTCTTTGCAAATTCAATTTTTTTAAAGATGTCCATTTTGTCGTAGTCCGATTCCCCAAGACCCGAGCACCCAAAAACTTTTTTTACTTTATCTAGAGACGCAATCTTTTGATTTACTAGCATTAAACCAATTGATCTCCAACCCACAACAGCCAACTTTGTGTACTCCATATTGAATATATCATATTCTGGGATAAAGTCAAGACAAATCGACGTAACATAAGTGTCCATTACGCCGCTTTCTAAAGCATCTAAATATTTTGCGTGTGACGCGTGTACAGCATTTCTGTCAAACTTTGATACATTTACTTGACTTCGCCTAGCTTTTTTTAAGTAAAGCGGAGCAAATTTTAAACCATTCTCACGAGTTACCGGATTTGCATGGTCTATTACTAAGCGGGTATCTATTCTTCTTAGTTTTGCTTTGAAATCTGTTAGTAGCATAAGTGATTGTTTTTTAGACAGTAAAGTAAATGCCATAGAGGTTCGGGGGTAGGCCTAAACCCACCCCCTCCCATCATTATCCGATCGCTGATTTAGCGCGAACTTGGACAATTCGCTTGCTATTAGCATCTAAGTACTTCGCAGCAAAGCCGTGAATCTTATAGCCAACAGTTGCAAATTGATCCAGAGGATCAGCAGCACCAGCAGAACCATGACGCTTTACGAACATTTTCATAGAGTCGCCATTGAGTTCTACAACACCAAACGCTTCTTCACCAATAACATAGTTTCGGTGATAAACGCTTGCTGCAATTGGATTCATTTTGTCTGATACGAGGAATCTCATTCCATACATACGACCAATTTCACCATTTAAGGTTTGTTTTGGGTCGGTGTACTTCTTGAGGTCCAAGAAGCTTCCTGCTTGAGAATCGATCAAAAGATCGTATTCACAAAGAGGATTGAGTACCACAACATAATCACCAGATTCGTGTGGTCCAATGAAAGCTGCTTTTTGCAGAATCATTGCTTCTACGAGATCTTTGTGAGTGATGATACCAGACTGCAGAGAATCTGCATTCACTGCAGCAGCGTCTGTAGCCGCATCAAGCTCGTTAGCAATCAATTTCTCGATTGTCTTAGAAGCTGCAACGCCGAAACGCTCAGACAGGTTTTCCAACACAGGGTCAATTGCTACATCCGACAATAGATCAGATACTCGTGAGTACTGACCGTATTGTTTAATAGAAGCACTGACTTTGGTTGTTTGGTAAGCAATTGCTGACGGTGGTACACCTTCGGTATTTCCACCAGCATCCAATGCTACTGTACTTTCATCAATTGTACTATATCTCAGCCACTCAACCGTCTTTCCATTTCCTTTTGGGAGTCTTTGTTTTTTACCAAGAGGCATAAGAACAAGACGAGGTTCGAGCGTGCTGAGGAGTTTTTTCTCGTAATAAATTTTCAACTGATCTGCACTACCGGCAGACGCAGTATTTGAATTTACTCCGGATAATAAGGCTTGATCTAAATTCGCTGCCATATATTATTCCTTTCTAATCATCAGAGCGTCCTAGTACCTGCCTCATTTGTTCTAGCGTTAGCTTTTCAAATGGAACAGAACTATCACCTTTTGAGTATGACGACTCCGATTGAGCACGTTGTTTTTCTGATCGTACCGAAAGACCATCTTTCTGTACGCGCTGAGCAGCCTGTTTAGCGTAGTAATCTACGTCCATACCCTTTGACATAACATCTAGAGCTTTTAAAAACTTTGCAGAGTTTAAATACTCAGGACGAATAACGTCTTGGAGTTCGGCAGCAAGCTGCTGCATGATCGGCTCACGTCGAGCGTAATCTGGATTGTCCTTTTTCTGCTTCCAATAATATTCAGTTGCTTCAGCTTGGATTTGCTGTAACGACTGTTGCTTCAGTTTGCTAGAGACCGATTGATTTAATCCCTTGAGGGCAGCTTTAATAGCTTCTTTCGGGTCTTCTTCAAACTTCTGCTCGAAGCTTGCTAAAGGGTCCGATTCTTCTTCTAGTTGAACCGTTCGTGGAGGCCGTTGAGTAGGCATTTGCATTTGAGCGATTCGCTCCCGCTCTAATGATTTGTACTGCTCTTCTAGGGACTCCCTCTCTTTTCGAGTCGAACCCAGTTCTGAAGCGAGCCTTCCACGCTCTTTTTCAAGAGCCCGGTAAGCTTGGATAATCTCCATAGGAGACTTTCCAACGAACTTCTCAGGAATTGAGTTAGCCTCTTCCACTGCATCAGGTTGACCTTGAGTAGAGATCTCAGGGGCCTGTGGCTGTTCTTCAGCCTGACTTTCTTGCGAGGTCGCTTGTGGCTGCGCGATTTTCTCGTCTGACATGGTATCCTCCTCAGTTTAGCCCTTATTCAGGGGACTGGTTTTTTTGTTGGTCTTCCAAAGCTCTCCCCTCTGCGATTTTGTAATCGACAAAGTTGAGTACGTTTTGGTAAGCTTTGACGGCTTCTTGGAGGCGACGAAACCGTTCTAAATCCTGTTCATATGTAAGTTTTTCTTTTAAGTCGGAGCAAGTTGTTTTTAATAAATTTTCTAGTAGCTGCCACCCATTGCTATTTTTAAGAGCAATTAGTGAATAGCCCTCATCAATAATACGTCGAACTTCCTCATCAATGACTTCGTCTTTACCAGACATTTCATTGGTTTCAGGGTCCCAGAGTTTTATTTTTTCGTTTTCGTATAACATATTATCGTAATCCTAAACCTGCAAGAACATCAAGTGTTGGCTCTACTGCAAGATCTGGTTGAGCTGCATTAGGCTGTGGCGCTGCTTGACCTTGCTGTGCATTAACTGCCTGCTGAGCTGCCAACTGCTGCATTTGCATTTGTTGACGCTCCTCTGGCGAATTAACAAAGCGTTTTACCTGACGGCCTAGTAAAGGTCTCAAGAGAGCTTCTAAAACTACCTCACTCTTAATCGTGCCGGGCTGGCTGTTTTCTACAGCCTGCAGAATTTGAGACACGGTTTGGATCTTTTGAAACTGCCCCTCGGGTCCCCCGTTTTCCAAAGTCGTCTCAACTTGGAAATCGAAGGACCTGAAAAATGCATCCGGTGGTAGCTGTACAAATGGGTTAGGCGTATTGGGGTCTAGCACGCGTACCCACTTTTCTTCGGTGACAAACTGCCGGTTTGTTAAAAGCATAAGCTTAGCGATTTGCTTAAAGTACATTTCTGACAACATTCTAGCTTTTAAGCTAATCCTAGAGCTAGCAAAACTTTGAATAAAGTTAACGCCAGTAGCGGACCTACCAAACTGTTTCCCTAGGTTACTTGCCACTGGTGCAGCGTTTACCATAGCGGTAGCGTTCTGGATATCGTTCTGAATAAACGCCATCTCCTCGCGAGACCCTATAGATGGGTCGAGGGGTGGTAGTGGTTTAATCCCGTTGATAT